GGATCTGCTTATACTGAAACCGGTTTGCGGATTCAATGTATAAGATAAAGAGGGCATGACGCTTTGCCCTCTTTATGGTCCAACTGGCACGGCTGAATTCTTCGACAGGTAACTCATATCCCAATTCAGCCAAAGCTTCCGTTGCAGCAGCTTCATAACCTTCGTCAGTCAACAGTTCAGAAGACGTACCCATTCCGACTTTGACACGTTCTGTGATCTCCTCCAGACTCGTTAACATCATCTATTACCTTTTCTGGTCTTTTTTTCTGAAGCTGCCTTGCTTTTTTTTAATTTGACTTCCTTGTCTTTTACAACTTTTTTTCGATGGATACCGGATAAAACCGGTTCCAGTTCAACATCCTCTTCAGCGATGTCCTCATCATCCGGATCCAGTGCTGCTTCCATTTCTGCGTCTGCCTCCGGTTCTGGTTCTACATATCTGTCTTTTTCCTGAAAGGTTTCTTCCTGTTTGGGTGGGGGTGCTTCCATCGTAAAATCATCGGCATCGACAATGTTATACTTTGGCTTTTCCTCCACAATTTGTACCAAATTCGGATTGTTCAGTTTCCGGGAAATAAAACCGGGAAGAGGTTTATACTCATCTGTAAAAACTGATCCTTTGGGTATAACCGTTCCTCCAGCAGTTTTCAGATTAACCATCAACATTACTTTCATAAAATCTCCTTAGAGTTGTTAGAATAAAAATAGTGTCATCTAAGATTCACTGATAGGTGTATCCGACGAAACAGTAAGGGTAAAGGTTGTATCTGGAACTAGGAGTGCGCCTAGTCCTTTATTTTGAATACGCATCCAGATACCATCCGGATCCCATTCCATCTTGGTATCCGCATAAATTCCCCATACTCGTTCAACCATGAAAGGTGCTTTCATAAACTCGGCAATTTTTTGACCATTACCGTCTTTGCTGTTGAACATGAAAAATGTATGGTCATCAATGAATTTTTTCCTCATTACAACTTTATCTCGTCCGGCACGAAGATTGGTGCTCGGATTGGGATCAGATTCATTAATTTTGGAAACTGTGATGGTCCCGTTTACTTTATCGACGGATGCAATTTTATAATCATACCAAGTATTGAAAGCATTCATGACAAAACATCTGGCTTTTCCACCAACTTCAAAATCGGACACATCATCCAAAGTAATAGTTGTACCAGCACCACCGCTAAGACTCATGATCCATCCCTGGACTTCATACAACTCATCATAAACCTTGATAGTTCCAACACCGATTAAAGAGCCGATAACACCAGTCGGATTTTTGAAAAGATCTCCTTCACGAAAAGCACTTTTGGTAAGCAGGGTCTGAATACTGGTATCAAACATCAGGGTTTTCAAAACCGTAGAATTGCAAACGGCATACTCGATACCCACTCCGGCATCATCGGAAAGAAGTGCTTTAATGTCAAAAATGTCTTCCATGGCATTTCTGTTTGCACCACCATCCCATCGTCTGGAATCATCAAGAGTTTGAAAATGACTTTCCGGAACACCATAACTGACGGAAATTTTGGTTCCACCCTGCATCAGATAAGTCAAAGAGCCTTTGGTCAACATTTGTGCCATCATCCACTCTTTACGTCTGTCACAACGATAACGAAGTTTTTGAGCACCTTTTGCCAGATGACGTTGGGCAGTTTGGTAGGTAGCATACGATCCGGGTTCACGAAGATTGTTTAAAAACACTTCATCGAAAAACATTTTTTCTTTCCAAAACGCTGCCCGTGCATTTGCTCTGCTGATCCCATCAATACCGACAGCAGGAGCAACTGAACCAGGAGCAACAAACGGAGTCATCCCGCCAGAACTATATTCGATTTCCCATTCAATAGAATCCGAAGGATAATCAACCTCACCAAACAATCCGCTGAAAAACATATTGGGGGCCTTATCAAACTTACTGACCAGTTTGTTTAATGTCGTAAGATTTAAGGCTGGAATTCCATAAGAACCTTTCATTTATCTTTCCTCCTCAGAAGACTATTTCAGAATGAAAAATTGACCATCAACAAGACCCAATGCAGAAATGGCGGCATTGTCCATATTGATCAATGAGTTTTTGTACAAAACGGCATTGGATATCACCACCGAAATGTTTGCTCCAACAGCAATATCACCAAATCCCGTATCCACATCCTGATCCAGAATATATTTTGCAGTGGAAGCACCTTTGATCATCAAAAATTCACCAGGATTGAGTCCAGCATATTCATCAACAGTGATCGTATCGTAGTAATCACCAAAAGCAATTGCTTCTACAACTATATCTTGAGACTGTCCTACTTCACGAAGAATATCATCGATTGTGAAAATACCGGCATATCCTTTGGGAATCTGGATCACACCATCATTTACTGCCAGAATCGGAATACAACCAAGAGCCGAAACTTCACCGGCAACAACGGTTGCTGGAACATACGGAACACACAGTCCATCAGCATCCTCCGCAAGAACGGTTCCTGCATTGAGATACCCAAAACCTTTCTTTGCGGTCTTATCAATAATCAGTGCTTGTTCACGCCGAGAATGAAATAATCGTTTAATCCCAGGACCTTCAGGGTAACGATTCATCTGAGGAGTACTGCCTCCAAGATTACCTAAAAAAGCCATTTTACTTTCCTCCCGTTATTATTATTTTACCATTTTAAACAATTTATCTGCTTCAATTTCTGCTTCTTCATCAGTAAAAGCGGATCCGGCAGCTTCTCTTTGATATGTACCACCACCCTGAACTAGGCTAAGAGCAGAATGAGCGGTATTAAATTCCTTCCAATCTTCCAACTCTTTTGTAACAGCATCTGAAAAAGCCTTGCTGTCAAAATTGCCATCTCGAATGAATTGGTTATAATCCACAAGTTTAAATATCTTAGGATAAAATCTGCTTGGCAAGTTGGATCGATTAAAGACCGGCTCAAAAATGGTTTTTGCAGTTTCTTTAATTTCTTTTTCTTTCGCAAGTTTCTGATTTTCATTAGACATTTTGGTCAAGGACTCTTGCAATTCGGTATTTTGTCGCAATAGATCCGCTTTTTCAACAGCAAATCTATCCTCCACTTCTCTAACTGCTCTATCTCGAATTTCTTTTTCCAGATTGGAAAATACATCCGGATTTTCCAACTTTACTTTCTCCAAATCAAACATCGTAACTTCTCCTTCCGCTCTTTTAATATTTTCTACAAAAAAAGTATGAGACTCTTCTTCTGAAAAGGCCTTTGCCGATGTATTACTATCTGCTCCGAAAACACACACAGAACTTTCTTTCAATGCCCACTCTCTCCAAACTGTACCGGGACCACTCAAAGTAAATCCATTTACCTGTGTGGATGCACCCTCGTCAATACGTTCAACTCGTAATGGAACTCCACGAATGGAACTTTGAAACGGAAAACCCTCACTTGATAGTTTTTGAAATTCCTGTGAAGCTTCAGTCGATACAAATTCTGCTTCTACTACTTCCAATCGATTGTTCTTCATCGAGTATTTATGTGCTACTCCAATTTTTCTTGAAAGAGAGTGTTCTTCCAAAATTGGAGATGGGCCTTTCGGTAGTCTGATTCCGTTCAGGTCAAATGCAATGTTACCCCAATACCAATGATTTTTAATGACACCACCGGAATAAGCCACCATCTCCAATCGTATTTTCTCATCTTCTGTTTTTACTGCTTTGGCAAAACATTCAGGATCGTTAAATAGAAGGGCATTAACTTTAATTACTTCTGTTTTTTCAGTAGCCATTGATAAACTCCTCATAATATTGAACATCATCCCCGATTAGTTTTTTAAGGTATTCACACCCATTATCATAAGTATAAAACTTTAGTCCACTTTTTTGTGCCTGCGTCAATCCTTGTCGTCCGGGCATATTCTTTATACCAATAGCAATTGGAATTTCCGGATCATAAATATACTTATTAATCGGTTTTTGCTTATGGTTTATTCGTAATGTTCCCAATCTTCGTTGTATAAATGGAGGATATGGAGGATAAAATGTCATTCCTTTTTTTAATGGACCCATCGGAGAGTCGAATGGTTCCGTGATTACTACACATGACGCATCCGTTATATAACCAGTCTGTTGCCACAATTGTCCATCCAATAAACCTTTTTCAGCCATACCTTTTATATTGTATACATTTTGACATAAATTGCTGACAAACGGGATCACATGCCTATTAAACACGGTTTGATACAACGCTGGTTGTCTTGATTTCGGACGATAATTCCATCCGGGATGACGAAGACTGTAAAATACCAGTGAACCCACTCCCACCATATCGTATTGATCCATAAAACCCAACATGGTTTCCAGATACTTCGGACTGTACCAGTCATCATCTTCAAATATGGCAACCAGTTCCGTATCAACTTCTTCTAAACCTTCCATTAAATTTAAACATAAAGTATGGGGAGGATCTGATTCTTTGGGTTGTCTTCGGATATAACAACAGTTTTGTGGAGGGTCCATCGGCTCTTTTCCATCATCGACTACAATCCATTTTGTCGGCTGAACTGTTTGTCTGGACAACCAGTGTTGACACAACTTAAATGCTTCCGGACGATCACCGGTACAAGTAACAACTGTCAAAGTTTTGGAATTGGTCAGTACTTTCGGTGGGATTACTTTAAATTGAAGATTTGCCTGACTTTGCTGTTTTGTCCAGATCGATTCAAAATCTGCACGGTATTGTTCACCAAAAAATTCAATGTACTTTTCACTGACCTTTTTTATCTGCTCCATCTTATTTTGACAACCGGTCCATACTCCTTTGGCATGAAGTCGTCGAATATTCATTACTTCCGGAATCACACCGATAAATCCAAACTGTGCCATGGCAATTGTATGCGCCCAATCATAAGCAATCATGTCATACAACTTTGGTGAAATCTTGTCTAAAATATCTTTACGGTACATGATGCTTGAAAAGTTTCCGGGACATCCTGCAATTCTGATAACATCATGGATATTTTTTTTATAAGGTTCTGGAATATTGACATCGCTGTAGATCTTTCGGGCAACATCATAATGCCTAAAAAATGAGTAGCAGGCACTGCAATCTTTATTTTCTTCCAGATATGCTACCTGTTTATCAATTTTTTCGGAATCTGTCCACCAGTCATCTCCTTCACAAAAAGCGATATAATCACCAGTACATAACTTAAATGCTTTTTTATAATTAAGTGTAACGCCTAAATTTTTAATGTTACGATTTATCTTAATGATGGAGTTTTTGGCAGCATATTCTTTAATGATCCGATAAGTACCATCTCTGGACCGATCATCTGAAACAATAATTTCTAAAGAATGTTGTGTTTTTTGCTTTAATACAGATTCAATGGCTTGACCAATATACTTTTCCTGGTTGTAGCAAACAATGACCACGCTGACTTTTCTGGAAGGACGTGTAAATTTTTGCTTTACTGTACCTTCCTCTTCATGAAAACAGGTCAGTTTATTTATAAAAAAACACTTTTTTCCGGAAGCATTTGCTGCAAATCGTTTAAGCAGATCGGCATCACTTGGAAAATCAGTGCCGGTTTCTTCATAAACATTTCGAGGAAGTTGTGTAAAAGTTGTACGATTCCAGCAAATAGATGATTTAATCATTCCACAAGGACGTGGAATCATGGGTACAATTGCTTCTGATCCATTGTAATGAGGCAGTTTGTTTTTAACATGAGTGGATTTTGTACAGGCAAAATCGAATTGTTTTAAATCGGCAAACAGTTTTAAATGATCCGGACCCCAATAATCATCATAATCTAAAAGCATAACATAATCAGTAGATAATTTACTGA